CTGGAATTACGGGTGGGATTTATCACTGACGAATTTTAATTCGTAAAGTGATCCAAGGTACAGCCAATTCTAAGGAATCTAGACTTTTATTAAGTTTCATCGTCTTAATAAAACAATTTTATCCTGAATTGAGAACTGTTCTCTTTGGTCTTCAACCCATCCCCGATGTCCCTATGGCGCCAGGCAAAGGTGTTGAGAAGCGTTCTCTTCCCCCAGTCCGTTTTCCGGACGAATCTCTTTCGATTTTGGGGAGGATCGCTCTTCTCAAGGAAGCCGCTGGTAAAATCAGACAGATTGCTATTATTGACCCTTTCACTCAATGGTTATTAAAACCAATTCATGATTATATGTTTTCTATCCTAACAAAGATACCACAGGATGGTACCTTTGACCAGAGTAAACCAGCTCTGGACCTTATGGAAAAAATCCGTAAGTTAGGTGGTAAGACATTTGTATCTTCATTGGATATGACAGATGCTACTAATAGGCTGGTTGCCACATTACAGCGAGATCTCTTGGTTCCATTTCTTGGAGCAGTCACATCCCATGCTTGATATAGATTACTTACCTCTAGACAATATCATATAATTAGTGCAGGTGTATTAGTTCGTAAATCGTTCTATTATGCTTGTGGTCAACCAATGGGTGCTCTTTCTTCCTTTTCAGCTCTGTCTCTCACTCATCATTTTTTATGACAGTGAGCAGCTTGACGTTCGGGGAATACCCCAACGTTCAAATGGTTTTCTGATTATGCCGTTTTAGGAGATGATTCTGCATGTATGAATAGAAAAGTTTCAGACATGTATCAAATCATCATGAAAGAATTGGGTGTTGTCCTTAATCTATCCAAATCCTTAGTTTCCAGTAATGGTTCTATTGAATTTGCTAAAAAGTTCTTTACATCTAGGGGTGATTGCTCACCTATCTCATTTGGAGAAATCCTTGTGAGTCACGTTAATTTTGCTGTTATGGCAAATTGACCTCGTAAACACACCCTAAGGATTTTTGATCTTCTTAGTATTAAAGGATACAGACATATAACTCTTTCGAGGTTATATCTTCCGTTTAAAAAACACCCTAAACGCCTTCGTAATTTTCTAATCTTTGTACGAAGTCCATGAG